CATCATTACAGTCAATTTAGACAGGTGAGAATGAGAACAAAAGACCCAATTAAACTGGCAGAAACATTAGAAAACTATTCTACTTCCATTTCTTATAGATTTGAGATAATTAAAATGATTAACAAGATTAAGGATAAAATTTAATGGCAAACGAAACTACATCTACATCATTAAACAAGCTGTACACAAATAAAGTTAAGACCAAAGGTTCTTATAGAGTTTACAAAGCCAAACCATTAAAGATGCCAAAAGGAAAAAAATGAAAAAAGCCATTTACGACAGACCAAGACCAGCAAGACTCGGCAAACCAAAACCATTTAATACTAAAACAAAAGCTTACAAAACTGCAAGACGATCAGCAGGTCAAAAATTCGGCAAGAAAAACAGCTTTGTTAAAAACCTTTACATAGCAAAGAAGCTTAAATCAAAATGACTTATTTCTTTGTATGCCTAGCATTGTTAATAGCGATACTAGCTTTTGTTATTATTATAATTAAAATCTGTAAATGAACTTACCTAACGAGATAGTCTTTGGAAGCAGACTTATTAAGTTAGATTACATTGACCACGAGATAGCATCTAAGAAAAACATTTTTGGTGAATTTGAAACAAGCAAAAACCTTATGACGATAGACAAATCACTAGACTCTATTGAGATGACTAACACCTTACTTCACGAGATATTCCATTTATTACATGACGAATACAAAATAGAGTTACCGGCAAAAGCAGAAGAAATAACTTGTAATTCATTAGCCAATGGTATGTGCCATATACTTTATCAAAACCAGAATCTATTAGAGTTTCTTTACAAATCACTTAAAAGATAATAATAGTCCAATTAACGAACATAGTCGGTTAATATGGATAAAGACATACAAGTAATAGACAAAGGTGGGAGACCAGCATTTGAATTTACACCTAAGGTTTTACTACAAATACAAGATTTAGCCAGTTATATGTGTACGAAGGAAGAAGTGGCAAATATTATAGGTTGTCATAGGACAACTTTATATAGAAACCAACAAGCATTAGAAGCATACGACAAAGGGGTTAATGTAGCTAAACGAAATATAAGAAAAACCCAATTTGATATTGCTACTAAACTAAATTCCAGTATTATGGCTATATGGTTAGGCAAAGTTTATCTTGGACAAACCGATAAGATACAAAACACAGACGACAATGTTCCTTTGCCAATCTATGACATCATAGAACACGAAGAACCAAAAGAAGTTATAGAATTAAAGGAAGTAGAAAATGATACCATTTCCAAATAAAAAATATGACATTATCTATGCAGACCCAGCTTGGAAATATGCCAAAAGAAACAAAAACACTTCATTTGGTGGTGGTTCTTATGCTCAGTATCCAATGATGGATTTAAAAGATATATGCAACTTGCCAGTAAAAAAGATTTGTAACGATAATAGTTTTTTATTCTTATGGGTAACTATGCCATATTTAATGAGAGCAAATCAAGTTATAGAAGCTTGGGGTTTTAAATACATAACAACAGCTTTTACTTGGGTAAAAACTAATAAAAATTCAGGCACAATATTTAAAGGCATTGGTAATTATACAAAACATAATGCAGAATTGTGTTTGTTAGCAAAAAAAGGAAAAGGAGTTAAAAGAATAGCTAAAGATGTTTGCCAAATAATTATGGAACAAAGAAGGGAACATAGCAGAAAACCAGATAGAACAAGAACAGACATTACAAGATTATTTGGCGATATACCAAGAATAGAACTATTCGCTAGACAACAAGTAGAAGGTTGGGATAGTTGGGGTAACGAGATATGAGTTGTAAATGTATATTTTGTAAGAAGGAAATAACAAACAAGTTAGAGCAACATATTAAAGCTTGTAATAACTGTACTGTATTATTGCTTATGAAAAGACACAACCTAACTATTAGAAAACCAAAAGCTATAACAATTAACACAAAGAAAAATGAAAAAGTTTAGTTTAATGAGTTCAGACAGAAATCCCAGAGGTGGTTTATCATCATCTGGTAGAGCAAGATACAACAGGGCAACTGGAAGCAATCTAAGACCACCAGTAAAAACAAGACCAAATAGACTTAGCGAATATAGACGCAAAGGTTCGTTCTTAGTTAGAATGGGTAGTTCACGAGGTCAGTTGTATAAAGGTGGTAAAAAAACAAGACTAAAACTATCTCTTGAAGCATGGGGATATAGAGGTAAAAGCAAACGAGAAGCAGTAGCTTTAGGCAGAAGATATTTGCGAATATACCAGAACAAAAAGAAGTGAAACAATTATGTGTGAAAGGACAAAACCAAAAATGCTAGATAAGAAAATGCGAGGAAGCCATGACTTAGAAGTTAGGATATACAACTTAATGAAACAAGCTGATCTTGACCAAGAAGAAATACAAAGATTAAATCTAATAATTAAAAAGTTAGAAGAAGATTTGGAGAACTCATTTAAGTCAGTAAACTAATGAGTCTTTACGATATATACTTAGAACAAGCTAAATTATATCATCAAGACGATAAAATCTGGCAAGGCACAAGTTTAATTAAATACATACCGGCTATTAATCAAATCATTAAAGACAAAGGAATTGAATCAATACTGGACTATGGTTGTGGTAAAGCAAAACATCACCCTAAAGAATGGAACGCAACTAAATACGACCCTGCTATTCCTGCCTACCAAAATAAACCAACAGATAAATTTGATCTAGTTATTGCAACAGATGTACTAGAACATATACCAATAGATAATCTTAAAGATGTTATTGATGAGATATTTACTTACTCAAAGAAATGGGTGTTTATATCTGTATGTTGTAGAAAAGCTAATGCAATACTTCCAAATGGTTACAATGCACACGCAACTATTGAATCAGCTAAATGGTGGAGAGAAGTATTTAAAGCTTACAAAAATAACACATTAGAGTTCTCAGAATAATGTTTAATCCTTATCCATATTTTAAAGGCAAGAATGTTTTACTAATTGGTAATGGTGAGAAGTTAGCTAATATTAACTATGACAATTACAATTCAATAGTTAGAATGAATCTTGGAATACAAGATAGTCCATGTGATGTATGGATTAACAACTTAGTAAACGAAGGTCATAACAGATTAAAAGAATTACCAAGAATACAAAACATAGTTAGATTAAACTTTGATAGAGATGGCACTAGAGCAGATCGTATGCCTGAGAAGCTAAAACAAAAAGCTTGGTTTTGGAATATAGAAGAATACAACACAATGACTAAACTATATAACTACTTAAATCCAACTACTGGTTTTGTTTCTATCTATTGGCTAACTACTTATTGTCAATGCAATCTAACTATTACTGGATTTGATTTCTTTAAAACTAAGAATAGATATACAATGGAAGAAGTAAATCAGATTGGAACTAGCAAGGGTTATAACCATGATGTTAAATTGGAAGAAGAAGTAATAAGCAAACTAATTTTAAGAGGAACTATCAATGGCATTTAGCGAACCACAATTAGCTGTCTATACTTGTCCAAATAGATTTAGAGTTTTAATTACTGGAAGAAGATTCGGTAAAACACATTTGGCTATGTACGAACTACTTAGATTCGCAAGTAGAAAACCTAACTCAAAGATATTTTATGTAGCACCAACTTACAGAATGAGTAAGGAGATTATGTGGAAACAAATCAAAAGACTTACAACTGAAAAAAGATGGATTAAATATACCAATGAAACAGAACTAACCTTAGTGCTTAGGAATGGTAGTCAGATAAGTTTAAAAGGTGCAGATAAATCACCAGACAATTTAAGAGGAGTAGGATTAGATTTCTTATTACTTGATGAGTATGCAGATATACCAGTTGAAGCTTGGACAGAAGTTCTAAGACCAACAATTTCAGATAAGCACGTTACAGGAAATGTATTGTTTATAGGAACACCTAGAGGTTATGGTAACTGGTCTTATGACATATATCAAAAAGGATTAGGTTCTGACCCTGAGTGGAAATCATTTAAGTACACAACATTAGATGGTGGTCAAGTTGATG